CAAAAGAAACACAAATCCTTACTTGAAGCCAAAACCATGCAACAGGCCAATTTTTATTACAAGATTAAGGATGAAGAAATTAAGGAGATGGTGGAGGCTCAAGGATGGCGCTTTATTGGCACCAAACGCTTCATGACGACGGCTGTAGTGTTCTTTGCGATGCCAGACACCATTACGCAGGATAGAGCGCTGGATAAGCTTTATAAGATTACTGGGGACTATGCGCCGGAGAAACACCAAACTATCGATCCTCTTGAGGGTATGGGGTTAGAAGATTTGGAACAGGCTATTGAGGAAAAAAGGGGATTGATTGACCGCTATAAAAAATATCCCGGGCCGAAAAAGAAAGCTAAAAAATAAGAAATTTTAAATTTTAGTGTTTATGTAGTACAATTACGGTATGGATAGGATGTGCAGTAAATGCAAAATAAATAAACGTCGAATTGGTGGTAGATATTGCCTTGAATGTCATGCTGAGTATTCACGACAAAATAGAAGTAAATGGCCATTAACCGCAGAACAGCGCAAAAGAAACAATGCAAGATCATACCTTCATGTTTATGTTAAAAGGGGAAAAATAAAAAAACTACCTTGTGAGGAATGCCAAAATTCAAAATCAGAAGGTCATCACCCAGATTATTCTAAACCACTACAGGTAATTTGGTTATGTAAAAAACATCATAGAAAAAAACATTATGCCAAAAGAACAAAAACTATACGCAATCACCATGCAGGGCGGCCGCGTTGCCAGCAATGACGGGCTGTGTTTAATTTACATAGAAAAGAAAAAAGCGGAGGATTTTGTTAAGTGGCACAACAAAGTTGAAGGCCAGGGCGTACCTGTGCGCGTGGAAGAGGTGACAGTCAACAAAGCCCAGGTGTGATATAATAAATATCTAGTGGTTTTTTATAATTAACTTAAAATATCTATGGATGAATTAAGAATTGGCATGATAGTACAATACAGCTATTTTCCCTCAGAGAATAAGCTGATTACCCTGCCGGCTATTATAACCGAGGTGGTAAATGAAACCACGGTGCATTTGTTTGTAGCTGGAGTCAACCACACATTTCACGTGCAAGGTGGTTCAGAATATGTGCAGTTAAAAGCATTGGAAATACAGTTAAGTGCAATCAATAAATGGGATGGCAAATTGCCACAGCAATTTATCCCAGACTCAACACTTCCATTTATCAATCTTGATAAATAATACTCTGACCGTTCAGCTTTTGCGAGCTGAATGGCTAGAATATTATTAAAAACTACCAAAATGAAATTACCCTTATTCGCTTTAATAGTAGGCATAGCCTTTATATTGGGTGCGGTGTGTGGGGTTTATTTGATTATTATTTATATTAACTGGCGATGAATAATTATTAAAAGCTTGCGAAAGGTCGGGAATGGGAGTTGTTGTATATGCTCGTAATACAGCGACTCCCGCTAATTCTAAAAATATATGACAAGAATTAATGCAAAGAAAAAAGGTAATGCCGGTGAAAATAGATTTGCAAAATGGCTTGCTTTTAAAGGTATAGACAATGTAAAAAGAAATCAAGGATCAGGTGCGGGTATTGCAAAATCAGATATTCATAATTCACTCGGAATAAACTTTGAAATTAAAACAGTAAAAGCACTAAATCTTAAAAGAGCGTTTGGACAATCAGAAAGAGACTCGGTAATGTCTCATACTAAACCTTATGTAGTAGTCCATTTTGACGGCATGCCAGAAGATACTTGGATTGTTTGTATGTCGTCAGATGACTGGATTGACCTATTCAGAGCCGCGCAAGAGCCTAAAACCCCACAGAACGCCAATTCTGAAGCCAGGTGGGCTATTAAAAGCCTAATCAATGTAGCTAAAAAAGTATTAAAACTACTAGAATGACAGATAAATTAGTAACCATAGATTTAATACTGGACTTCATGAGGGAAAAGGTAGAGCAAAAAGAAGCATTTCCACCTTCTGAATGGATAAATATTGCTTTTAAGATTAATGCTTTACTGGGGAATGAAGACGACAAACTAACAGAACTTGATCAAGAAGTTGCCGGATTACAACAAAGCTACATGATAGCAAACGATAATAATGTTTCGGCCACAAAATTAATGCTAAGAACTACTGATGAATACAAAGAACTGCAGAAATTAAAAGCTAAGATTAAAAGAGCAGAAGAGTTTGTAAGAATAGCCAAAAAGCGTGCGGAAATGGGAAGAGATGAAATGAGTGGATATTGATGTACAAATTAATAAATTAGTGATATACTTAATAATCTACGGCTATGAAAAAACATAAACAATAAACACAGGTGGCATTTTATAAGGGAATATAATAATGTCGGTAATATTAAAAACATCAAAAGAAACTACGAATTTATATGTGATATATGCGGAAAAATAAAGACGTTAGTGATAAAATTTAAATAGAAACATTATGAAGTTAATAGACAACGTTTGGAAGAAGAAATCAAAAAAGAACGAATCCATTGATTTGCCATATCCACCAAGAGATGATAAAGAACTTATTAATATTGCTCGTACAATAGAATATATATCTGAACACTGTGAACAAAAGAACAAACATAATTATATAATAGCTAAATGTCCTTGTTGTGGTGAGGATCTTATTATTAAACCATTGAGAAGTGCAGACGAGAAGGATTAGTGAGAATAAAGGGGAATCGTTTTAAATGACTTATAACTAAGACAATGGCTGGTAAGGGTGGAAATATGAATCCGATGGGTATCGGAGGATTGCAAACACGTCCTCAAGACCGATCTAATGGTCGTTGGTCAAAAGAGAACTCATTCTCCTATTGGATGAATTTTTTTAAGCAACTTAATACAAAAGCATTTCTGTCGTGGAAAAAAGATAATCCGGAACATACAATGGCGGCGAGTTTAGCTTATGAAAGAGTATTAAAAGGACGTATTGATTTAAAAGAGTTTCAAGAAGTAGCTAATCGTACGGAGGGAATGCCAAAAACATCTCTGGAATTATCCGGGCCAGAAGGAGCTCCTATTGAAATATCAAACATTGAGGCTTTAAATAAAATATATGGTAATGACCCCAATAGAAAGACTTCTGACGCTGGCCAAAAAAACGAAAGTACCAAGGGAACAGATTGAGCGATTTTTAATAGCAAAATATATACCATTGCCTTGGCAGTTAAAATTCCATGCAATAGCTCGCACTTGTGATTTACCGGATGGGCCGATAGAAGTGGCAGCCGGTGGGGCTAGGGGGCCGGGAAAATCTTTTGCTTGCTTTGCTCAAGTTTCCATTGATGATTGTCAGCGTTTCCCTGGTTTGAAAGTGTTATTTTTACGTAAGACCGCAGTCAGTGCTAAAGAATCGTTTGGAGATTTAATTGATAAAGTAATTCGTGGCAGGGTTGGATATAGCCAGGCTGGTAATGTTCTTACTCTGACAAACGGATCAAGGATTATATTAGGCGGATTTCACGACGCTAATGATATTGATAAATATATCGGGATTGAATACGATGTAATAGTTTTAGAGGAAGCAAATCAGCTTACAGAGGATAAAATAGACAAGTTAAAAGGTTCTCTGCGTACCAGTAAAGCCGGCTGGCGACCTAGACTGTATTGTTCATTTAACCCTGGTGGCCTTGGACACAACTTAGTTAAAAAGCGTTATGTAATTCCATTTAGAGAGAATAAGGAAACCATAACCAGATATATTCCATCAACATACAAAGACAATCCGTTTCTTAACAAAGAATATATTGATTATCTTGAGGGTTTATCCGGCAATTTAGGTAAGGCTTGGCGAGAAGGCGATTTTGATATATTTGAGGGACAATATTTTAGCGAATGGGATTATAATGTACACGTAGTTGAACCATTTAAAATACCAAAAGAATGGAAAAGATATAGAGGGCTTGATCATGGTTCCGCTAAACCTACATCTTGCCACTGGTATGCGTTAGACCCTGATGATAATGTTTATTGCTATCGGGAGCATTATTTGATTGATAAATTGGCTTCTAACCATGCTAAAAGGATAAAGGAATTATCGGAGGGTGAAGAGATTACCTACACGGCTGCTGATCCATCTATGTGGATTAAATCGCCTACTGACGGAAAGAGTGCACAAGAAATATATGCTGAAAACGGAGTGCCTCTTACTAAAGCAAATAATGACCGAATTAATGGGTGGGCGGTTGTTAGGGAATACTTAAATCATGAAAACAAACCTCCTCGCTTGCGTATTTTCAAAACATGTTATAAAATGATAGAGACTATTCCTGAAATGGTGCATGATGATTTAAAACCTGAAGATTTGAATACTGATTCAAACGACCATGCATGCGACGATCTTAGATATTTCCTAGTATCCCGTTCATATCCTTCAAAAATTAAAAAAGACAGTCCTCCTATAGGTTCGTTCCTATGGACGATAGACCAAGAGAAGAAAAGGCGCGAACTCGCTGATTCTATAATCTAATGGCAAAGAAAAAAGAAAAAACAGAAACAGAAGATAAGAATAAAATAATTCTTGACCGTATTTTAGTTGCCCGTAATAACTCTAAGGTTTGGCATGATAAGGTAAAAACGTGGAATAAATTCTGGAATGGCACAGCAAGACCAGGCTCAATTAAGCAAAGTGATTATATCTTTGTTAATTATGTATTTGCGGTAATAAAAAATAAGTTATCTAGACTTTATTATCGCAATCCTTTTATTAATGTAAAACCTGTCAATCCTAAGAACGAAAAGGCTGTTTTAGCTGCTGAAAAAGCCGAACCGGTGGTAAATAAGCAGATGAATGATAGGAAGTTAGGAATACGCTCCCAAATCAAAAAATCCTTAACAGATTGGCAACGCACGGGAATTGGAGCGTTTTTTGTTGGTTGGAAAACTGATTTAGAAGAAGATAAAGACGAAGTAAAATCAATTAATTCAGATCAACCCGATTTCAGACGTATTCATCCGTTAAAACTTCATTTACCTCCTTCGTTTACTCCGGAGAAACAACCTTATGTGGTTATCGAGGTAGACAGTTCTTTAGATGATTTGAAAAAGAATAAAAACTATGACCAGGAAGTATTAAAAAACCTGCGGCCGGCATCAATTTCATATATTAAAAGCAATAAAAGTTCTTCTGAATCAAAAGACTTAGCACGAATCAAAACATTTCATTACTACGATTCGGAAGAAAGAGCTGTTTACGTCCAAAGCGAGGATAAACCTATTTTAGCACCGGAAGAGAATCCTTATGCTGAAATATTCGGTGAAGAGAAAGCAATCCCTGTACGTTTTATTTGGGGTGATGATGATTTAGAGAGCGAGTGGCCGATAAGCACTATCCAGATAATGGAAAAATTGCAGTTAGAGCTGAATAAAACCCGTACTCAAAAATCAATTCATCGTAAAAGATTCAACCGTAAATATTTAGTTGATAGCAGTTTAGGCAGTGATGATATTGCAAAAATTGAAGAAGGACAGGATGGCATTGTTGTCCCAATATCCTTAGAGGGCGGAAAGAACATCAATAATTTAGTTGTACCAATATCTGACGCTAATCAGACAATGGCGAATGATGAAATGGATCGTCTGACTAAAGATGATATAAACGTTATTACGGGAATGTCTCAAGTTGGTTTATCAGGTAAGAGTGTTAATGAAACTTTGGGTCAAGACCAAATCGGTGAAAGCAGAAGTCAAGCGAGGGAAGATGAAGAACAGGAAATGGTTGAGGAATTTGTGGAGGATATTTATGGCTCATTATTGCAGTTAGACCAGGCAAATTTACAAACCCCAACGGCTGTTAAAATAAACGGTTCTAAAACACAAGAATGGCAAGAGGTATCATCAGAAGATATTAAAGGTGAAATGCTATTATCTGTTGTTTCTGGTTCAATGGTGCGTGAGACAGATGACCAAGTAAGAAAAGAAGCGGGTGCTGTCAGTGCACACATAGCGACTGTTCCGATGTTATCTAAACTACTCCCAGATGTTGCTGCATCTATTTTGGATACATACCCACAATTTTCAAGTATTGCTGATAAAGCAAAGGAAATAATTAAGCAGAATGAGAATACTCCGCCGTCACCACCACCACCTCCTGTATCAACACCTGCTCAAATACTAGTTGCAATATCTGATTTAATTAAAGGCGGAGTACAAGTATCAATTAATCAAATTGAGGCAGCATTACAAATGGCAGGATTGCCTCCATCTACACCTCCTACACCTCAAATTATGCCACCTATGGGACAAGAAATGCCAGGACAGCCTCCTATGCCTCCACAAGAGCAACCAGAGTGGTCAAATCCTACTCCACCAATTAATACACCACCACAATGAAATACGCAGAAGTAAAAATGCACAAAGTAATGGATGAGTTTGCTTCGGGTAAATTACATAGTGGTTCTGCTAAGGGGCCGGTTGTGATCAATCGTAAACAGGCTATTGCTATTGGAATATCGGAAGGTAAAAAGAAAAAAAACAAAGCAATTTTAGATTCTTTAAGAAAAAAATAAAATGGAAGAAGCAAAGGAAGGTTTTAAATTTACTATTACTCCAGCGGAAGCAAATCAATTAGGACTGGGTAATTATGAAGAAGGTCATGAATGTATGTTTATGGTCAAAGCAGTTTTAATTAAAAATGATAACGCTACCCTTACTTTCTGTGCTTCCGAAATAGAAAAAGTAGGAGTTGATAAACCTATGGATATTCCCGAAGGTTCCAGTCCAATGCACAAATCCGGTATGGGTATGAAAATGGGTCCGGTAGATAAAAACAAGATACAATATGTCAGACCAACAACTGAGGCTTATGTAGGGTAATATGCGATATATAACTGATAAAGAAATAGCAGAAAGAGATCCGAAACGTCATAAAGAATTATTGGAATATAGCAGAGATGTTTTAAGTAAAAAAGAGCCGGAGTTATATAAAAAATACAAAGATATTTATTGCCTTGTATGCCATATACCGAGAGAAATACCATTTTCTCGATATTGCAAAAAACATTATAAGCTGTATAATGAAAAGCAGAGGTCTGATATAAGAAGCGGTAGGAGTAGAAGACCTAATTATGCTTATTCAGAACCTGGGTTTAATGAAGGCATGAACGCCTGGGTGGAAGACAAATATCATTACAGAGAATTACTTGATAGATTTCATAGAGAAGAAAGTTTACAATCAATAGGATAAAGAATACTAATCGCTGGAGATCGGTCTATTTGTGGGACGCTTCACTCCAGCGGAGGGTTCCACTAATGGACTGAGAAATCAGTCCTTTTTATTCTTTAACATAAACCTATGCCAGATGACATTTCTAGTGGGGACACTTTAGAAGGTGGAGTTCCAGTTGATACTGGGGACACTCCAAGTTCCACTGACGATGCTACTGTTAATCCTCCTGAAGAGGGTACTCAGCCAAGTGCTGATCCAATTCAAGAAGAATTACCAGAGGCTCTTCGGGATAAATATATCCCGATTGACCGGTATCAAAACCTTGAATCTAAGTTGGGAAATTGGTCGGAAGTCGAAAAGAAAGCGGCTCTTTATGAGCAGTTTTCTCAAGACCCGCGTGTTCAGAATGCGTTGCAACCTGAACCTGCCCAACCCGAACCATTGCCTGATTTTTCACAAATGGACGCTCCAAAGGTACTTGAATATCTTGACCAGCGTGCAGAAAAATTAGCGCAAAGACTTTTCGATGAGAAAATATCTCAATTCAAATCTGAGAATATTGACCCTATGGCTAAAGACGTTTATACACGTCAAGCCGACGAAATGGTTAAGGGTATGGAATCAAAATATCCTGATTTCAAGGAAAACAAAGATGCTATTGCTGAATTTTTAGACCAAAATCCTTCACTTGCTGAAAATCTGAATGAAAAAAGTTTAGAGATGGCATACCGGTATGTAACTTGGGAAAAGCAACAAAAGACGGGAGCGGATCAAGCTGTTAAGAAACTACTTAACAAATCTAAAGAAACATCTGTAACTCCGCAAGGAACTGCACCCGCCGGAAAAGCTAAAGCCAAGTCTATTGCTGACGCATGGGCGCAAGCTGAAGAAGGAACTATAAATTAACCTAAAAATAAAATGTCTTCTCCTGGTTCACAATTAAATACAGATTTTGATTCAATTGCATCAACAACTCTGCAAAATTACCAACCGCAATTACAAGACAACATTTACAAAAAGTTACCTTTCTTTTATTGGATGATGGAGAAAGGTTCTAAACTAACTGTAGATGGCGGACGCACAATTGTTGTGCCTGTCACTTATGCCAAAAATTCCACCGCCGCTGCTTATGCAGGGTATGGGATTATTGACGTAACTCCGCAAGACAACGAAACTGCCGCTGAATATCCTTGGGCGCAATATGCTTCAAGTATTGCTATTTCAGGACGTGACGAACGTCAGAATAGTGGTAGTAAAGTAAAAATCATCAATCTATTACAGGCAAAAACAGATAATGCTGAAATGGCGCTCAAAACAAAGTTAGATGTTGATTTATTTGGTTCACAGCTTACTAATTCCGCAGGTTCTAATGGAATTAATGGGTTTCAATCATTAATCAATGCTACTTCAACTGTTGGTAATATAAACAGCACTACTCAGGCTTTCTGGCAAGCACAAGTAACCGCATCTGGTTCTTTTGCGACGCAAGGATTGGATAATATGAGAACTCTGTATAATTCATGCTCACTTGACGGTATGGGAAATCCTGACTTGGGTCTTACTACTCAGACTATCTTTGAGTATTATGAGAAATCATTACAGACACAGCAAAGATTTACCGATAGCGCAACACTGGACGGCGGATTCCAAAATCTGAAATTCAAAGGAATGACCCTGATGTGGGATAGCAATGCAACTTCTGGCGTAATGTATATGATTAACAGTGAATTTATGAAACTGGCAGTACACCCTGATGGTGATTTGAAGACTACACCTTTCGTAAAACCTGCTAATCAGGATGCAAAGATTGCTAATGTTCTGTTTATGGGTAATGTCATTGCTCTGCAAAGACGCAGACATGGAAAATTGACAGGAATTACTGCATAATCAACTAATTGGAACATTATGGCATTTGCTACAACCACTTCAACTCAACTAGGGCCTGCCCCAATTGGTCCTTACCGAATAATCTCTGGCACGTTTACTAACGGCGCTACGGATGTCGGTGGAGATATAACTACGGGCTTCAATGCTATTATTGCATGTGGTGCGTGGATCACATCTCACATTGGTTCACAAAATCCTAAATTCACTGTTTCCGGCGGTACTATCACTCTTGTTACTGAATCTGGTACTGACGGAAATTGGTGGGCTATAGGTCGATGAGGAGAAGGAAACCTTATCAACTATGTTTGTGAGAGATGCCAGTTAGAAATAATGAGCCTACTTACAAATATTAAACGAAAATAAAATGCAAATTCAACAGGTAAATAGAACGGACGATGAGAAAGTATATCTCGTTGTCAACAACGTCAATGCTACAACTGCCACCACTGGCTTTGGTATGCGTTGGGTTGGTGCTGCGGCCGCTGAGGTAGTTTCTACTGGGGGCGGGAAAGCAGTATTTAGCACTGATGCCACTATGGCACAGTTTGCCGGTATTGCAGCAGAAGACATTGCCGTCAATGCGTATGGAAGAGTAGTCGCTTACGGATTAGCTTCTGTGGCTTATTCTGCTGTTGCAGACGTTACAATCGGAGTAGAGGGAATTGCTAAAGCCATCTTAAAAGGTGGCGGAGTCGCCGGAACATTTGTATCGGCAGGCGTTCCTCAAGCAAGTTCAGTTGCTATGTTCAAATATGTTTATGTCGTTGCTACGACTAACATTTCTGGTGGACAGCCAATTGGATCAGGATTTGTCAGAGGCCTCTAAGTAAATATTAAAAATGGGACGGGGTATCTATGGCCCCGTCCCTAGAGAAGAATATGAATAAAATAAAATACTTTCGCTGTCACTATGATCATCGTATCGTTACTGATAGGATGATAAGTAAGGGAGCGTGTGTTGGTCATCAATTATCGGATGCTCATTATGTAAGTTTTTGGGAATGGGTATTAATAAAATTACATATTACAAGATAATAAAATGGGAGAAGGAAAAACAATTAATGTAGTAATAGGAGTGCCAACAAAGGGCACTACCGATGCTCCTGCCTATGATAATCATTTAGAATTACTGAATCATATAGGAAAACTACAGGTAGCATCACAACTTGGTCTCCATGAAGTAGATGGGGATATTTTTGATTATCCTGATGGAGTTAAATTTAAATTTCACTTAGTTACTATTCCCAGAGTATTTCCGGCATTAGCTCGTGAAAAAATTGCAGAAACAGCACGGGATATGAAGGCTCAATATTTATTTATGTTTGATGATGATATGCTGGTTATGCCTGATTTATTTGAAAGACTATTTAAACATCAAAAGGATATAGTCGCTGCACTTGCCTTCACACGTCTTTCACCCTATAGCCCTGTAATTTATCGTTTAAATAAAGGGTGGGACGGGGTAGAGAAGAAAGATTATTATCTGAATGTTACGGTCAATGATTATCCAAAAGACCAATTAGTGGAGTGTGATGCTGTAGGATTTGGAGCGGTTTTAATAAATATGTCTATTTTAAATAAAATGAAACAGCCGTGGTTTATGACTACATCAGGAGCCGGTGAAGATATACATTTTTCCCATTGTGCTGGTCGGGTTGGGGCACATATTTTTGTTGATACGGCAACTAAGATAGGACACTTAGGGGAAAGGGTAGTTATTACTGAAGAAACTTTTGAATCACAACCAAAATGAAACTAAATGAATTTTTAAAAGAATTGCCTAGTATAATGATGAGCGATAACGATGACGCTCGCTTTGAGGCACTGCGATTGATTTGTAGAGGTATGGCCTCGGCAAGACTAGGTAAGATTATCCATTATGCCTGCAAACACTTAGACAATAAAACTGAAACGTATGTGGAGCAGGGAACGTGGACTGGTTTTACACTGGCTTCGGCAGGTTTGGACTCAAACAATTCTGTGATAGGAATCGATCCGTATGATTTGGAATATGGCAATGAAAAATTGAATGAGCATGGAAAGAAATTAATGGAACAGAATATGAGAACTTTTGAAACTCCAGCATTTGTATTACAATCAGATTTCCGTAAAATAGTCTGGGATGACCCGAAAACAATTGGAGTTTTGTTTATAGATGCTGACCACACATATCAGGATGTTATTGATGGATTAGTTTGGGCTGAACCGCATTTATCTAAAGAGGCAATTATTATTTTTGATGATTTTACTACAAAAGGGAAAGAAGATAATGCTAAAGAAGTATCAGAAGCTATTACAGATTGGCTTAAAGAACATTCAAAATATCGTTTGGAAGCGTGTATCCGTGGGGTAAAACCAGACAGATACGTTGGGAATGGATTTGCTATTATTAGTTATAAAAATATATGACCGAGCCAGTTTCTATTTTAATACCAAGTTACGATAATGTTGAGCAACTTCGTGCATGCCTGCAATCAATAATTAATTCAGGTAGTGCTTACCCTGTAGATATTATTGTTATTAACAATGGCAAAGCTCCCTTAGACCAGATGTTTAAAGGCTGGCCAATAAAGATTATCAATCCAGGTGAAAATTTGGGTTGGGAGGGTGGGTTAAAAGAAGGATTAAAACATACTACTTCAAAATATGTAATGTTTGCCAATGATGACATTTTTATACCCCGTTCATCTTTCCACTGGTTGCAGAATATGACAAGATTACTGGAAAGTCGTCCCGATGTTGGGGCAGTCGGCCCATCAAGTAATGTAGTTATGGGACCACAAAATATATTCCTACAACCATATAATCAAATGTTTCAAGTGCAATTCTTGATAGGTTTTTGTGTATTATTCCGCAGGTCCGCCCTGGATGATATAGGTGGTATTGACGATACTTTGCCAGGTGGTGATGATATTGATTATTCTATCCGTTTGCGTTTGAAGAAGTGGAAAATGGCTGTCTTAAATGATGTGTTTGTTTATCATCATGGTTTTCAAACAGGTATTAGATTACATGGCGATCATACAAAACCGAATGGATGGAACTCTCAAGAAATGACTGAACGGACAAACGCTGCACTTATTAAAAAGCACGGATTTCTCAACTGGTGGGAAACCATGACCCCGCAATCTCATCCAGGAGAAGAAAGTGTCGAAAAAGATAAAGAGGGGGAGGCAATAAAAGAGTTAGTATCTGGTGAAACAGTTGAACTTGGTTGTGGTGCGACCAAGACTGTCCCAGATGCACTGGGAGTTGACCGTGTTCCTAAAGGAGAAGTGATACCCTGGATGCAGGAAGCAATATCAGTAGCGGACGTAGTGGCGGATGTCAGTGAGCCATTGCCTTTTGAAGATGGACAATTTGACACATTGATTGCCAGGCATGTTCTTGAGCATTGCTTGGACACCATTACAATATTAAAAGAATGGGCAAGAATAGTTAAGGCTGGCGGTAAATTACTTATTGCTGTGCCTAATCAAAAACTACAGGATAGCATTACACTTAATCCTGAACACTTACACGCCTTTACGCCGGGATCGTTGCGTATTTTAGGTGAAGCATCCGGATTAATATATAAAGAAACAATAGATCCTGATAACGCACATTCATTTATAATTAATTTTGAGAAGGCATGAAAAAATTACGCATAGCTACATATTTTGAAAATCGGATGGGGAGGAATGATGGCGCTCCTTTGTATTATAAGGTGGCTTTAGAATCTTTGGGACATGAAGTAATACATTTCACTTCCGAAGATACAGGTGATTTAGATAGATTCGGAAAGTTTGATTTACATTTATGGGTCGATTGGGGAGAAGACGGTTTAGACTTGCCCTACAAACCAATGGAAAAAATACCATCACCATCTGTCTACATACCCTGTGATACGCACATAACTGACGCAGGACGCGATTATAGGTTCAAAAGGGCTGATGGTGCGGATTGGGTGTTTTTTAATCAAAAACGGGGTATGGATGAATATTTGGCATTACACCCTGAACGTAAAGATAGAGTGTTCTGGTTGCCGTGTGCTGTAGAACCAAAAGCATATCCTAACAAACCAGTGGCATTAAAAACTTACGATGTATGCTTTGTTGGGTTTGTTACTTTCAGAAAGAGAGCTGAAATGTTAGATAGAATGTTGAGAGAATTTCCTAATCATTTTTATGGACAAAAATTTTCCAGGTGGATTTATGGCGAACCGGCAGGAGGATTGGATACGGCAGATATATTCAGAAAATCTAAGATTGTTTTTAATACCGCAGCAGTTGACGATTTTAATATGAGAGTGGGAGAAGCTATGGCTACTGGGTCATTTCTTTTAACTGAATGGGTTCCTCATATTGATGAATTATTTGAAGACGGAAAACATCTAGTAACCTACAAAACAATGGATGAAGCAGTAGAAAAAGCACATTATTATTTAGAGCATGAAACTGAACGGGAGGCCATCGCTAAAGCAGGTATGGAACATACTCTAGCCAATCACACTTATGAAATAAGGGCTAAAAAATTATTATCAACTATTTTCCCCGAAAAAATATGATAATTGAATTAACCGAAAAACAGGCATCAATTTTACTTTACCTGATTAATGAAAGTAACTGGAAAGGTGAAGGCGTTGAAATTGCTCAGGAATTAAAAAAAATATTAACTCCAAAGGAAAACCCTAAGGAAGAAAGAAAATAAATATATGCCAAAAGGTATTAAAAAGGAAAAACCAGTTTACTCTTCATGCACTACTGACTTTGATCAAGTAGCGCTGTTTAACCAATTATTTGCTAATTTAGTCGAGCGTTCCAGGGATAAAAGTATAGCTGAAATGTTGGATTATATTCTACAGGACGGAGGAATTGGGATGGATAATAAAATGCTTATGGAAAGAGTGAATAAACTGGGTATGCGTATGGATTTATATACCCCTACCCCAAATGAGAATAAAAAACCAGAAATATAATGTTCTTGCGTAATTTATTGGTAGTGTTATAATGATTTTAGAGAAGGAAATCATACCTTCTTATTTTTAATGTAAAAAATTATGGCTTATGAATCTCGGTCAAAGTCTTCGGGCGTATTAGCGGTTGGTACGGCTACATCAGTCAGTACGACCCCTTGTTTGGTAACTGCAATTACTTTACGAGTGGGAACAACGGCTACATCGTTATCGTTATTGGATAATGCGGTTTCACAATGGATTATTTCAAATGTCGCAGTAACAGCGGCCGGAGATACAACTATTAGCATGACGTTCCCTCATGGTTTAATTTTTTCAACAAACTTGACCATGACACTAGCTGGCACAAATGCAACGGCATATATTGCTTATCAGCCCTTGTGAAATTAATTTGGCTGGAGTAATGAAATAAAACGTGGCAAACCTTACTACATATCAGGATATAGAAAATGCGATTTATGACCGATTTGATGATAGTTCTGCCGAAACAGTCGTTACCGTAAGACGTGAAATAACTGCTACTCTCAGGCGCATCTGGTCGATGCCGATAAATTGGAAATTCGCAAAATCAACAGGGACAATTAACACTGTGGACACAACTACAAACTATTCGCTTGCTAGTGATTTTGGTTATGGAAGACTTTATGATGTTATAAATACGACATCTAAAGTAAGGATGAGTTATTGGCCGGACAGAGATTTAGATTCATCACAACCTGCTTATAGTACAACAGGTTCTCCTTACGCTTATAAAATTTGGGGATCAACATCTGGTACTCAAGATATTCAACCTTATCCAATCCCTGACGGAGTTTATGTTATTACATATAAATATTATCGTTTACCGGTAATAGTAGACCTAGAAACAGTAAGTACACAACCTGCCAACGATGCCCTAGAACCAGATTTACCTACCGAGTTTCGTGAATTACTTGTACTTAATCCACTCATAGAACTTTACAAAAAGGATGCAAACCCTTTAGCAAATGTAACACAAATTCAGTTCGATAATTTAATTGCACAAATGCAACAGAGATATTCAGATGAACCGGATATTTTACATGTTATGAAAAGTGAAGATGATAATGTAAATATGACGGGTCCTAATTTAACAATGCCTGCCAATTTCGGTCCGAATGTTGATTGATACGAGCCTACTACTGATACCTTCTCCGGTAGTAGGTTCATATTAATATATTAATATGCAAAGACCACTACCACCAATATCTCCTGCTGAATTAAGAACTTTTTCAATAAATAATCTGGCGGGTGGCTGGAATGAAAATACAAATCAGGATTCGATTTCGGATACTGAAATTTCAGATGGCAGAAATGTAGAAATTACTGGTGATGACACAATAGAACCACGCAAGGGTATTTCAATTCGTGGTAATTATCTTGGCAATACAACAAAAATACTGGGGATGGAAGAATATGTAAAACCCAGCACTGGGGCAAGAAAACTTGTTTGTGCTTATAATACCGATGCTTATGTATTAAATGTTGATTGGGAACCCGCAGGACTAACTTTAACAACCAATAAGCCCGCTGAATTTGCCAACTTCCTGGACAGGTTGTATATGACAAATAAAGGCAATACAGAGGCAGGGGCTTTGGGAGTAACTTATTTTGACGGCACTACATGGACACAAGTAACGGGATTTCCTAAAGCGGCTGCAACGTCATCTGATACTGCGGCGGGTCTTTGTGTTTATAAAGAAAGACTAATAGCCTGGAATACAGTTAATAATCCCAGAAGAGTTTACTATTCCGGTCAAAATGCTCACACAATAGGAGCTAATGACTATTTTGATGTTGATGAACCCGTAGTAGTATGTGTTCCATTATTTGATTATTTACTTGTATTTACTGAAAATAAAATATATCGAATCGGATCGTTTATATTTACTAATATTGCTTTTGAACCTAACAGCATAATACCTCTACCGACACAAATCGGATGTATTGCTCAACGTACAGCAAAAGTAGTCGGGCAGTTTTGTTATTTTATTTCAAAAGTGGGATTAATGAGAACTGACGGATTAAACGTACAAAATATTTCAGATGCAAAAGTAAAGGACTATTTAGGTTCAACTGTATCAAGAACTATTTTGACAAATTCCTGTGCGGGAGTGGACAATCAATATTACCGCCTGCAATTATCGGTAGGTGGCACAGTACAAGATGAAATGCTGACTTATGATACAAATAGGAATATTTATTTTCCTAGAAGCGATAATTTTAATATATCTTGTTTTGCTACTTTTTCCGAAGCTAATGCGGTAGGATTTTATGGTGGATCGGATACGGATGGCACTATTTTAAAATTTGGACAAAGTACTTATGCCGATGAATTAGTAACTGCCTCATCTTTGACTGCCGCAACCACAAATAATGCCATTGATGCGGCATCTGGTGCTGTAAAAAGATGCGCTCAAAGTTTTACTCTTTCTAATATGGAAACTTTGACACAAGTGGCTTTATCCTTGAAAAAAAACGCTGGCACTACAACAGGATTAACTGTACGAATAGAAACTGACGATTCTGGAAAACCATCAGGCACACTTGCTGATTCCGATGCTACAGGTACTATTACGGCGTTCGCGGGTACAACCTACTTATTTAAACACGTTGTATTTGCTAGTAGTTTTTCACTTGTTCCAGGTACTTACTGGATTGTTTGCCAACACACTACCGAGGGAGCGGGTAATTCGCAATATTATTGGGGTAGTGATTCTGCGGGAGCATACACAGGAGGAAATCTTGCTACCTACGCTTCATCTGCATGGACAGCAGTAGCCGCTCATGACGGTCTATTTCTTGTTTATTATCAAAGTGGATATGAGAAATATTTTATTACAAAGGGTTATCCGCTTGGTTATCCTCAGTTTCAAAAAATAGTAAAACGTGTCTTTATTGAATTGGAATCTTCAGGGAACTACTTTGCTACCGTCGGAATTAACACCGACTTGTATACATCATTTAAAGATGTAATGGTTTCATTATTAGGCAATTCACCGATTCGTGGTTCTAGTTTAACTAGAGGAGCTTTTACCAGAGGCACTCAATTAAAAGCTAATACATTTGTTCGTTTTTCAGGTACTAGAGGTAGACGAATTAAACTACGGGTATATAATAATACTGCTGGACAGAAGTTTACCTTCCATTCAGCTGTTTTAAATTATATTGTTAAAAAAATAGCTAGATAAATAAGTAAAAAAAATACTATGTCATTCATACCTGCGTTAAATCAAATTATTGCTGGAAATTCCGATGATCCGTCACGGGATATGTCAAATTGGAATAATATTGTAAATATCGTCAACGGCCAGTTAGGAAATGTTAATTTTGGTACGACTGATGTTCTCGCCATTTCTAAAACAGCTTTAGGGACGTATACAGCTCCGGCTACTTGGACATCAAATCCAAGCGGTTGGACTGGGGCGGTTACTACAGTCGCAAGATATTCCCAAATAGGGAAATGGGTGAATGTTGTACTTTCATTTGTCGGAACGTCAAACCAAACTTATGCCACCTTTGCCTTGCCCGTTGCCAGTAATCAAACTATCGCCGTCCCAATAGCAAGAGCGATGGATAATGACGTATATCTTAATGGCAATCCTTGGATGCAACTAACTGCTGGCTCTACAACGGTTACTTGTTATTCTACTGGCGCTGGAGGAGTATGGACAGCGGCTTTAGGTAAATACATTTATGCGGCATTTGGTTACGAAGTAGCGTGACGAAATGGCGACAGTATTGGGTAACAGAGTCATCAAAAACAGTTGATGGTAAGAGTAAACATATTCACTACAAATATCATAAGACTCGTGAAGCTGCTGTTAATGACTACGACCAAATGGCAAAAAAGTTTTATGGAAAATTTGCTCTAATCAACACCTAAAATAATAAACTAAATAACTATGGCAACACCACAATTACAAAAAGAAATAAATGCAGCATATTTTAATGCCTTTGGTCGCAATGCTAATGCTGGGGAAATGAAATATTACGGTGAACGTGGTATGAATCTGTTAAACAAAAACCTAAGGGCTGATAAACATGCAAAAGGAGTATTCGAACAATATAGAAAAGATAAAGCAAACCCAGTAGCACCAGTAGATCCAAATCAGGCTCTTATAGATGCAATTACAAAATCGTTATACCCAGAAACCACCCCTCCTCCTTCTTTTGAAGATTCTGGTTTGTATAATGAAGCAGATATAATAGCTCAAGCTAATGCCGATTATCAGCCGACTTTTCTGACGGAACAACAAAAACTTCAGGCACAACAACAGGATGCATTAAGAGGACTTAGCCAGACACAAGATGTAAACCAAAGGAATTTAGAAGAAGGTTATAATCAATCGTTAAAAGGTCTTACTGAACAACAGCAACAGCAAAAAAACAGTCAACTTTCCGATTATTATAATCGAGGTTTATCAAAGGCAGGGGCATTTCAAGGGGCGCAACAATATCTCGGACAAAATCAGGCCTATGACACAAATCTTCTAAACCAGGATAAAACCTACAAAACCAATTTATTTAATCAGAATAAGGCGTACGACACGAATTACCTAACAACGAATCAGGGTTATGATACTCAGGCTTTAGGACAGCAACAATTATCAACACTGGCAGGGGTAAAATCAAATGCTTACAATCAAGCATTTCAGCGTTATTTAGCACAATTTAACACAAAATAAATGTATAAACTTACACCAAAGGATTGGTCGGAATTACAAAAGCAATACGACCCAAAAACACTTGAGGGTATGATTCAACGCAAGGGAAATGATATTTATTCAAATGGTCAGTCACCCAGTGATAATATGGGTATTCCTACTAGCGAACAACAATATAAAATTTATCAGGACAGTCAATCAAAATATCAGAAACAACAGACTGGTGGTGCTTCTTTTTTAGCGGCACTGAAATCAGCTTTAGCTGGTGCTGATACTCAAAATACAGCACTTAGAAATCAAGAAAAAGCATTGACGGAACAACAATATTCCACACCTACTAAATATCGGGAAGATTTAATTGGTCAGGGAATTACCGACCCTTATAAACGACAGGCATTGTTAGATGCAAAACTGGGAGGACTGGCATCTAATTTAACAGGAGTGCAGGGAAAACTTTCTGACTTAGGCGGACAACGTGCTGATGTTTTGAATACTGCGGGCAAGGCATACGATGCGGAAACTGCGGCTTCATTACAACAGGTAAATAGCGCCGGTGATTTCTTCAGGTCATTACTAAGTGGGGAACAGGCAAATCAAGCACGGCTAGCGCAGGAAAAATTTGACTCTCGCATGGATCCGCTGACTATATTGCAAAAACAAGCGGAAATTGATGCTACTAATCGAAGCAATCGTGGGGGTAGTAGTGGGAGTAGTGGTACGAAAAATCGTATTCTAACCATTTTGGAAGCACAGAAATTTAATGTTCCTGTAGGAACTACTTTATATGATGTTATTGGTCAAGAAGTACCCAGTGGAAATACGGCTAGTTATGAAAAATTTTTAAAAGATGCAAGTTTCCCTGATAATCAAAGTGTTGATACACGTAAGGTATATCAGGATTATCTTGAAGCACAGCAAATTATTAATCAAGATCCAACACAGTTTGATAAAATAATAAACGATCCTACCGCTGCTCCATTTTCATATCTACTTAAACCTAAAAGTCAGAATGACTTAATTAGTTTATTAAGTGGATTGCTCGGTGGTCAATCAGTAGATACTACTCAATAATATGGGATATTTTCGAGACAAGTATGGTAGTAAAACTATACCTGCACAGGAAAATCAATCTGTTCAGCCTATTCAGTATGAACAAAAACAGTCTAGGATTGGGGTTGGAGATATTGTAAAAGAAGTACCAGGAGCAGTAGCAAAAATAGGAAAAGGACTCGCTAATTTTTTTACCCAAAGCGAACAAAATCTCGGGAAATCTTTAGGTCAGTCTTTATTTGTTATGACGGGAGGGAAAAAAAAGATTGATGAAATTACAAAACAAAACATGGATACTGGTGATGCTATGTTAAAACTAGCAAACCAACAGACGGATATTAAAAGAAAAGTTAATTATATCAATCAGGCAAATGAGGCGTATAAAGCCGCCGGCTCTACATCGGAAGATGTAATGGGGCATATTAGAAGCAATAAACAAATACTTGGTGATTCCGCTGGAGTATTACTTGATGCGCTTTCTTTTGGTACTTATGGGAAGGCTGCAACGGCTATGAAATCGGGACAACTTTCAAAAGCCATGCCAACTGTTTTAGGAGCTAGCAAAAAAATACCAACAACTTTTGGCAAGGGGTTTATGGAGGGTGCAAAATCTTCGGCTAAAATATCTACTCCTATTGGTGCGGCTTATGGCGTATCCCAGGGAATGCAAGATGACAAAAATCTTGGTGGTATTGTTAAAAGTGGAGTTATTGGTGGAGTCAGTGGTTTGGGATTGGGTAGTTTGCTTGGTGGAGTTACCGGAGGATTATCAGCAAAAGCTAATGTAAATAAGATAACTGAAAAAGCTCAGAATGTCGGGACATATACTGGTGGAGTTACCGTACCCAAATCACAGAGACAGATTTTAGATAATATGGTTTTGGACGAGTCGTTAGCAAAAAATAAATTAAGAGATATTGCCGGAAAAGTTGATAAAATTCTTGGTAAAAAAATATCTGTTGGCGTAGCTCAAACAGAATTAAGTAATAAAATTCTTAAAGTAAACACGAAAAAAATTGATAGTGCAGGACAATTTTTTGATGAAGTTGCAAAGATTATAAAATCTGATCCAAATTATAAACCCGCCATGCTTGGGGACTCTGGATTAAAAAGCACTATTCAGGATATATTTCTTTTAGAAAAAAACGGCATAAATGTATATACGCCTGCAAAAGAAATTGGGACTAATAAGAACGTTGATGCTATACAGGCCCTCCAAACAAAAAAGCCGTCCCTATTATCGTCCCAACCACAATTAACCCCGAAAGAATTCCCGATGCAATCAGGGCTAGTATCAGGGCAAAAATTACAATTACCTTCTTCAAAGTCTTCATATACTGGGAACCTAGCACAGAATGGTAAAACTGTCAATAACGTAAAGAGTGCAATACTTAATAATAAATTAAGGCAACGAGGATTCGCATCTTCCGTACAAGAAGCTCAAAATATTAGCGGAAAAACTAAAGTAAATGTTTCCGGTGGATATGTACCAAAATCTAACGATACTTTAATGGGAGAGGCAAAAGCGCTTTTAGTGGAAGGTGTTAAGGTTGATTTAAATAAAGTACAAAACGCCGATAAAAAAATTGCAGCCGCAATGCAGGAAGCTATTAATCTGGATAAGTTAGGGAATCACGAACCGGCTGCAAACTTATATAATAATATTTCCAAAGCATTAACAGAACACGGAAGAGCAATACAAGCTGCGTCAATGTTAGATAAAATGAGTCCGGAGGCTATCTCACTATCTGCGGCTGGTAATATCCGTAGATTCAACCTAACAGCAAAAGTTAAGATTCCTGAATTAACCGGAACACAACAGGAATTTATCAGTAATTCAATTAAAAAAATACAAAGTGTTCCTGTTGGTAGGGAAAGAAACCTTCTAATAAACAAACTAGATAATTCATTAAAAGATTTTATACCTTCTACGTTTGTAGATAAGGCGATTACTGCATGGAAAGCTGGGTTGCTTTCTTCGCTCCGAACACACGAAAGAAATATAATTGGCAACACTGTACACGGAATTGCTGAAGTGGTAAAAGATGCTCCTGCGGCATTGAATGATATAATAATTTCGTCTCTTAAGAGAACACCTAGATCAAAATCATTTACCCTCAAGACTGGTGGGGGAATAAAAAAGGGTATTCAATCTTCAAAGGATATGCTTCTTCATGGATTTGATCCAGAGCAAACTATGAGAAAATTAGATATTGGTAAACATACTACATGGGCAAATACTCCTATACAACAAGGTCTCAAAAAAGCAACAAATATTATTTTTAGATCATTAGGTGCGGAAGATAAAATATTTTATCACACTGCTTTTGGACACTCTTTACAAGAACAAGCAAATACGGCGGCAATTAATGCTGGAAAGCGTGGAAATAAAACTTTCATTAATAATTTAATTAAAAATGCTACTGATGATATGAAGTCTATTGCCACAAATGATGCCGCAACTGCCGTATTCCAAAATAAGAATATATTAAGAGACTTAGCATCTTCGGCAAAAAGAACTTTAAGTAAAAATGAATATGCAAAATTTGCTGGTGATTTCTTAATGCCATTCACGGGAGTTCCCTCATCTATTGCTGGACAATTGGTTGCTTATTCTCCCATTGGACTGACACAGGGATTAATTAATGATGCTAAAGTGCTTTTCAGTAAATCAGCCAACCCCGTTTTACAACGCGCGGCTGCTCAACAAGCTGGACGTGGAACAATAGGGATAGCAATTCTAGCCGCTGGTGCATATTTAGCTAAAAAAGGACTCATATCAGGCGAACCTAAAGATGAAACTGAAACCCGTCAATGGGAATTAGAAGGCAAACCCCGTAATTCAATTATGCTTTTGGGTAAATGGCGTTCTATAAATTCTGTCGGTCCGGAAGCCATTATCCTTCTTGCCGGAGGTGAGTGGAGTCGCCAAAATAAAGGAAAAGGAAATCCTTTTACCGATAAAGTATTAAATACTGGTGGATATTTAGGTAAAGCATTTACTAACCAAACATTTTTATCGGGTATTCAACAACCACTGGCTGTCTTAACTGATCCAGTAAAAAATAAACCATCACGATTTGTCGGGAGTGAGTTGGGTTCATTTATTCCAAATATAGTAAAAGATACGGCAAAAGTATTTGACCCATATCAGAGAGAATCTAACGGGATTATGGATACAATTCAATCATCTATACCTTTTTTACGAAATAAATTATTACCAAAGCGAGATGTCTTGGGTAAGATTATTCCTAATCAACTTACTGGCGTGTTACCATTTGTCGATCTTTTTAATTCACAGAAACCGGTAGATAATCCGGTGGTGAATGAATTAAAAAGATTATATGACATGGGGTTAAGTGCAACACCTTCAAAACTTTCACCTAATCAGACTTTGTTAGGACAGAAGATTATTCTAAACCCCCAATTACTTGATCAGTTAGAATCTCAAAGTGGTGGTAAAATCAGTTTTGTATTGGATAAATTAGTTACCAGTAAAGAATATCAAATGGCTTCTGACGAGACAAAAAAGAAATATATTGATACCATAGTAGATGCTGTACGCAAAGGAACAAAACAGAACCAACTCATGCCTATTTTACAGAACGCATTAAAAAAATAAGTCGATGGCACACGAAGTAGAAATAACATCACCTAGTAATCAAACTAAAACAATACTTGGTGCAAACAGTTCAAATGAAACTAGGGTTATAAGGACAAATAATGCTGGTCAGCTTGAGATTAATGATAAATATGTTCTACCACTCGCAACAAATGTTTCATCTACTCTAACTTTAACTTCAGCTTCAACCGCTTATCAGATTACAGAACCGACTTCAGCATTCCTAATAACCTACTGCAATAATTCAGATGCAGATATGTTCTGGGGATTTGCAACTTTAACTACTGGTGGGATATTACTCGCTAAAAGTGGCGGAGTAGTAACCTTAAAATGTGCGGCTAATGCTTCTCCTTTTTTCTATTGTGCTTCCGCAGGTAAGGTGCTTAATTACACTACAACCGTAATTTAATGAAACACCCTAAATTCAGAGTAAAAAGCGTATTAGACCTAGACAAATCAGTTCTTGATGAATTAGAAGAAGTTTTAGTTGGTGTAGTAAAGCTAATCCCCTATCCGCTAAAAGATTACGTTAAGGATATTGAGATAGTTGGTTCATACGCAAATGGCTGCGCAGGATTACACTCGGACTTTGACATCGCAATTCCTATGGTAGATTGGAACGCTCAAATGCTATTACGTAGAGATTTATATGGACCGAACAAAGAACTCGCTTCAGGTATTAGGATTTTATGTAATGAGTATGAAGAAAAGTATCAGATTAAATTTGATGTGAACCCAGTAATCCCCGACAACAAAGAAAACAAAACATACGCTACCTTTTCCTTATATGAAAGAAAACTCTACAACAAACCTGCTGGCCTGAATAAGAGGTGGTTAAAGATGATGCCTTATATTCAGAGGTATGTTCTGACCGATTACGAACTTGATGGAGTGCCAGTAGATAATATGAGGGAAACCAGAGTATTTGCCTCGCCTAAGAGTTTTACAGTAGATGATTTTACTGGAGAGGTTGCTAAATGGCGAGAGATTTATGGAGATAAGTTTATTGAGTATAAAACATTACCTAATGGATTTTTAAGTGAATGATAGTAACTACACTACCACAAGATATTCAAGAGATAAAAGTCATTTCTATCAAAGATTTGATTCGTGTTCTGCCTGAAACGATTGAGTATAAAGTGAATGTTTGGATAGCGGATAAACTTGCCCGATACGGACTTACGACAGAGAACCTGATCTTCCTAGCAGAATGTGATGAGCCGTCAGTAGAGATGAGAGAATATTTTAATAAATTAGTAGAACCGCTCGGAATAAACGCAACGGTCAGGGGTGATTGGAAGAATAGGGAGTGGAGTGCTATACGACTTTACAACGAAGGCTCTTTAATAATAGATAAGAAAACGATGGCGTATAAGTGTTTACCTACACCTGTTCACACAGCTCCGATAATTACTTTAGATGATTTGAAATCAATCTTACCAGAAGAAATACCATTTAAGGAAACCTTGCATCTTACTGGCGGACTGGTTAAGAACGGATTTACTTGCAATGATGTGGACTTCCTAGCGTTTGATGTAGAGGATAAAACCTTACTTGGTGAAATGGCGGATTACTTTACGGAAACTCTTGGAATTAAAACAGATGTCGGGAATAAGATAATGCCAGAGCGTGAGCCTGTTTACTGCTATAAAATGTATGAGGGGGGCAAATGCCTACAGTAACAATATACGCAACCAAACAAGCTAGTGTTAATGAGGTTGATCCTACTCAAAATTATTCGGGTAATGACTATCTAAATGTCGGAGATGACTACTTTGTTGGTGGACAGAATTATCACAGTTGGCTAGGATTTGACCTTTCAGCACTCGCAGGAAAGCAGATAGACGATGCAGTTTTATACATCCATCCATTCTTTGCAGGTTCATTTTCATACGCAGGTGGAAGTTTGAATGTTCAGAAGTGTACGGATAATTCGTGGACTGAGGCAGGGATTACTTGGAACAACGCACCGAACGCAAGCGTCGGTATTGAAAAGTTTGGAATCAGTGTTACAGGTTCAGATACAGTAAAAACTTTTACAGTAACAGGACAAGTCCAAGATTCTGTGGCTAGTGGTGGAATTACCTATCGGGTAAAACCTTCAGTTGAAGATGGAGATACAGAAGCCTACCTTTCATCATCAGTTTATTCAGCAACAGTAGGTGCTAAACTCGTAGTTACTTACGATGACACCGCAACAGTTGAAGGATTTATAGACGTTCCTACTACGGAAGATGGATACATCTACGGAACTTATGATGGCAGTTCTACTGGCATCACAGTATTCAAGACTGGAAACACAATATTATTTGGTATGTCATCTTCAACTGGAGTAGATGTTGACCAAATGTTCCTGATGTGGGATACGTCAACTGCAAACCTTACTTCACTAGGACTTCCTGCAGGTGCGACAATAACTTCCCACGCTTGGAGAGTATATGTTTCTGAAGCAGAACAAGGACCGACTGGGATAAGTTATGCTTATTGGAGAGCTTGGGCAGGTGAATTAGGAGATACAATAGACCTTACAGATTGGGATGCACCTGGAATGTCCACGCCTGGAAATAGAACTTTTAATAGTGTTGGTTGGACAGAGCATCCATTAGTATCAATAAATAGTAGTGGTATTTCTGCTATTGCTATTGTGCCAGCAAACTGTAACTCAACTTCTCATTATGTGACAGTTCACTCCTCAAGAAATTCAAGCGGTAACGCTCCAGTGTTAAGGATTTATTACAGTTACACGCCTTCTACTACTAGACCTAAACAGTTTTCACTAGCACCAGACTTAATAAGGTTTGGGAGTGAAGATAATAATAAACTTATAAGATTATGAAAAAGAAAAAACCAACACCACCTAGACCAGAACCTATCCCAGTACCAGAACCCCAACCAATAGAATAATAATTAATTAATAGATCATGGAAGAAAATAAGCAGAATAGATTGATGGAGTTTTTGAATGATGCGAAAGTCGTAGTGTATTTTATGGCCGGGATAATTGGTTTCTTTGTTTGGATTAATGTTCAGCTTGTCGGAATACAGAAGGATATAAACATAATTCAAAATAATCATTTAGCTCATATACAGACTGCACTCGATCAACACAATAAACAATTTGAAGATGTTCAAGAAACTATCGTGCAAATATTAATAGAATTAGAACGTCACGATACGCAACTTAATCCTTAAATTAAATATATGCAAGATGATGAAGAGGCACTTATAGGAGTCTTAACTAGTATAATCGTAGTTGGTTTCATACTCATATCAGCAGTAATCAAATGGATTGAGTGGCTATCAAACAGTATTGGATTCGTAGAGGTTATAGCCTGGTCAATAATAATAATAATGATTCTATCAGCAGCAAAGATGGCTCACTGGATTAGTAAGTGTAATCGTAAAAAATAGTTTCACAAATAGTTCTTTGAAAACTAGGGACAAAATAAAGGAAAGAAAAGTATGGAAGAGTCAATAGAACGGACAGAATTGCAATCTGTTCAAGTTATACATTTACCAATTGATATGGATTATGATGAATTATATTTTCCAGTAATCCACGGGCAGTTAAGAGATTTAATTGGTGATATACTCACGCAAATTGAATCAATGAATTTGCCAACACAAACAGAAAGAGCAAATAAGGCGATATTTACTCAGATGTGCTGGAGGTGGTGGAATAAAATTATGGAAAATTCTACAACTTCATCGCTAGCAAAAGATGGAAAACCTTGCATCGCACCAATTAAAGTAGTTGATTGCGGTTGTAGAGGAAAAATTGGAGAAGATAATATAGAAGCATGCACACAATGTAATGTAGATGAGCGAATAAGATTATCAAGAGTTGATAGTCACTCTGATACACCAATAAATAAATAAATAATAAATTGTCCCTAGTATTCAGAGAGTTATCGCTCGTTCACGAAATAAAAAATTATGAAACCAATAAAAGATCCGAATATAATAACACAGGGATATAACAATTTTGATTTAAGGTATTTGTTAACTCCTGGCTGGTGGGGACTCCACAAAGGAATTGACTTTGGTACTTATAGGAAGAATGTAAACTGCCAGGCTATATTTGATGGGAAGATTACATTCTCAGGTTTAGACGGCGGGTGGGGTATTAAAATTCAGCTCTATAATGAAAAATTAAAGATATATGCCACTTATGCTCACTTAGACCATATACTAGCACGAGAGGGGCAGTTTTGTGCGTCTGGTGATGATATAGGGGTGGTTGGTAATACAGGAAACAGCACAGGAATACATTTACATTTGGGAGCATCAACTAAACCTCGTTCGGGATGGATAGACCCAACTCCATATTTAATAGAATTAACCCCAACTCAAATGGCAATACAACAAGTAGTCAAAGCACAGCAAAATGCTTTGAAAGCCGTACAAGACGGTAATATAGCCGGTGCTGTTGATAATAAAACCGGCAAGGCGTATTTAATTAAAGATAGTAAGAAACGGGAACTACCGGTTGAACAGGTACTCGCCAGTCTTTATCTGCCGTATGTTTCAACTGAAACTCTAAATGATATACCAAATAAATAGAAAGGCGGGTGATTTTATGTTAGATAAAATTAAAGAATTAATTGGATCAATTCGGTTCTGGATTGCTACATTGGCAATGTTATCACTTCTGGCCGGACACTACTTACCGTCATCACAATTCTTATTTGATACCATTTCTGTATGGCTAGGAGTTGTATTTGGGGCTGGTACATTGGACAGTATAGCAACAAAGGTTAGTAGTAAAAAAGCTGAATAATAAAGGCTATTGACAAATAAAATTGGATGAGGTAATATGGTTGTAGTTTCATCCGCCAATTTTTATGCGCAATTTAGAAAGCCGGTCAGGATGAAACTTAGACCGGTTTTCGTTTACAAAACATACTGCGAGTTGGGTAGGCTAACCCTGTAGCCCCTCGTGGATGCCGATTGAATACAGGGAAGAAAGCGACCTTTTATGCCCGATATGGTCGCAAGCCATATTGGGGGTAGAAAAAACGTAATAATGATTATTCTATGTAGGGTGTAAATCCTTACCCTACAGCTTATAGAGGATATTAAATAATTCAACGAACAATAATGGAAGAAATTAAACAAAAAATACTAGTAGCACTCATCGGCGAAGATCCGGAGGATTGGGAGCATTATGATTACGATTGTGTTGTGTGGTTCTATAGCCAGCTTGAAGAAAGGCTAGGGATACTCAAAAAAGAAATACAGCCCAAGATGATAGAGCTTCGCAACGAGGGGCTGGTAGAACTTATTCGGGGTTTAATTAGTGAAGATGAAAGCGGATACTACGGAAGCGGTTGGGTTCTTACGCCAAAGGGGTTAATTGAAGCAAAAAAATATGTCGCGAATAATAAACAGGGAGAGTGATGAAGCATGTGATCCTATCCTTATTATCGATTTTTGTCGGGCTATTATTAGGGGCAATTGTAGGAATTTACCTGATTGCTTTATACATTAAATATCACTAGGATGAAAAAAAACAAATCATCAATATTCATGACCTGTACGTGCGTAGTAATATATTCTATAGGAATTGCGTTTGCAATATTTTTAATAAGTGATTATCTAAAAAACAAGTAAGAAAGGAAAAATGAAAAACAAAAATCAATCCATAATCAGTCTTTGCACAATCATAATAGGTGTTGGTGTATTCGTGCTTATTTACTCAATTCAATGGCAAAACGTACAAAATGAGCTTGAAGCACAAAACGCCTTAAATCGCTCGCATAAAATAACAAATCGCTTGGATAGTACAGTGGACTGGGACCCGTGTTGGCTTAATAATGTCTTGTGTCCGGATGAAGAGATAGAACCGCGTTACCGTACAGTCTCGGCCTATAACCCGGTACCAGAACAAACAAGTGGAGATCCATGTATTGCCGCGAGCGGGGTGGACATTTGCGCCGGTATGGATGAAGGTCGAAAGTTTGTTGCCACTAACGAGCTTCCATTCGGATCACAAGTACTGATCGCTGGTGAGGAATACGAAGTGGTGGACCGAACGGGATCACAATATACCTATCGATATGATATTGCTTTCCCGGCTGACCAGATACAAGAAGCATTAGCGTGGGGCACACCAACATTGGATGTACAAATAATTAACCAGTAAATAAAATTAACGACAAGGAAATGTTAGAAAAATCACTTGGTCTAGTAGAAAGATATTGTATATATTGTAAATATGGGGAAATTGAAATTAGAAAAGAAAATAAACAATTTGGTTACAGACTTCCTTGCAAATCAAGGGATACAAAAGAAGGTTTTCATAGGTTTGGTATAAGATGCAAAAAATGTAAACAAAGTTGGCGTAGATGTACTTGTAAATAATTAACCAATAAGTAATAGGAAGAAATAACCAATGCGAGCCCTTGCATAAAATAAATAATTAAATTACAATTCATTATGAAGCAAAGAAAGACAATAGCAGAAGCCGGCCAGCTAGGCGGTAAACAGACTCTAAAGCGCTATGGTAAAAAGCATTTTAAAGATCTTGCAATGAAGCGCTGGAAAAATAACAATAAAGCAACAAAAAGAAATGCAAATTAACACAATAGGAAAATCCAGCACTGTCAAAAAGATCAAGGTCGGTGATGCGCTGATAGGTGGAAAAGTTGTGGATATATATCTTGCACAACCTTCCGGCTCCCCTATCATCAATACAGATGACAGGTGGTACATTGTGGATATGGAGTCTATCGTACAGGAGGTTATAGATTTTGACCAAAAAGGAAGAAAGAAAAAAGTATCTAAAAAGAGAAAAACTAAAAAATAATTAACGAAAGGAATATATAATGACGCTAAAAATCGCAATGAGCGACAGCTCACAAATCCAGCCGTCCGTAGTCATGTTAGTTTACGGCCCGGGTGGTGTAGGTAAAACTACATTTTCATCGACAGCACCGAAGCCAATAATCGCGGACTGCGAGAACGGTGCTAAGTATTTTGGTTTGCGTGGAATTAAAAACGTTCCAATCGCCGCAATCAGGTCATGGATGGATTTCTTCGAATTAGGCCAGCTCGTAAAGGATAACCCGGAATATGAGACAATCGTGATTGATCCTATCGGTGAGCTGATGGAAAAGTTGATCACCCACATGAAAAACAAAAAAGATTCTAAACTGGTACAAGTTGACGGATCTCCCACGATGGCCGGATGGGGTTGGCTCAAATCTACTCTGCGGGATGCGCTGAAGGTGCTACGCGATACCGGAAAACACATTATTATTATTGCTCACGTACAAGAAAAGGACGACGAGGGTAAAATCGTTAAGCGCCCAATGGTTGCTACAAAACTATCAGAAGAACTGGTTAACATGGTCGATATTGTTGGATTCATGACTGTTTTGCGTGACGGAGAGGATTTAAAACGTGTGATTATGGTTGAACCGGATAACGAAAAATACGTGGCCAAAGATAGAACCGGTCAATTAGGTCGTATTATTCCGCCTGACTTCATGAAAATAATTGAAGCTGCTCGCGGTACTGGTGATTATGAATGGATGAAAGAAACTGCCACACGCAAAACGGCAGATAACAGTGGTGACATTGTAGTTGAGGGAAAAATTACTGGTAAAATTATAAAGGAAAAGGTTGCCGATAACGATAAGGAAACAAAAGAGACCGAAGAAGACGAATCGAAAAATGAAATACCAAAATCAGATATTAAAAAGATTTGGGCGACACCAGATGTGGAACGAATTAACGACAAGACACGGGGAAGATTGTTAATGCATGATGAGGAAGATATTATAGAAATCGCAAGAGTGTTGGGAGTAACCGAGGAAATGTATAATGACGGCTACCCTGACACCCACACTAAAGCGGCCAAATTGTACGGCGCTGTCATGCAGATTCTTGGCAGTCAAAAGCAAAAGAAAGGAGAAGAATAAAATGGCAAAAGCTGATGTTCAAAAAATTGTACAGGAATTATATGATGGTCAAGTAATAGCTACTCATTACCCGCTTGCACATCGATATATCATTGTTGATCAAGGAGAGAAAGTAAAAGGATTTTCTGTCACAGCAGTCACTGGTCAGCTCGATAAATCACAGGCGCTTATTATTTGGGCAACGCGACTTGATTTCGCGTGGTTACGACAAAAGTTAGAAGCACGGACCGGTGAAAGATTTTCGGTTGAAGAATTATATCCGCTAATAGATGAGGCAGAAAAACAGCACTCTATAGCCAAAGAAAAAGCAGCATCGATTGGTGACATGGCACACGACTGGGCCGAGAGATTTTCAATCGCTAAAAAGTTAAAAACTAAAACGCCGGACATGCCGGATATTGAAAAATATCCAGAAGCGCACCATGCTATTACGTCATTTCTGGAATGGTATAACGATCACGATGTCGTTTTCCACGACGCGGAGCGCCTATTATTCTCACGTAAATATCACTATTACGGATTAACGGACACAATTGCCACGGTTGATGGGAAGCTATATGTCATCGACTATAAGACCGCAAATGCGTTTTATGATGAGCATAGGTATCAAATATCCGGCTATCGTGGAGCATACGAGGAAGAGATAAAAGCTAAGGTCGACGGTTCGATGGTATTACGCTTTTCCAAAGAACCAAAAGAAGGCGTGCCGGATTTTGAGGCAACATTCATTGATAACGAATCACACGTAAAAGACTTTGAAGTATTTTTGCACCTCTTGGCGGTCAAACAAAGACAGGCAGAGGTTAGCGTGTCAAGGAAATATTACAAATGAGCTTAAATATTTCCGATTTTAAAGCGCCAAGAATCACGGTCGAAATAAATGTCCGCCTTGATTGGGATAGTGACAAGCGTGATAAAAAAGATATTCCCATTGATGAGGATATTTGGCGCGAGGATATGTGCAGGAGAGTTAATATTGTGTCCGGTACAATGCAAGGCGAATTAGTCTCAATCATAGGCGATATGTTAAGAATCGATTATAAAAACAGCAAAGATGCAAAAAAATAATCCAAAAGGAATACCAGATCACATTCGCATGCTCGTCCGCGCACAGGTGGACCATGAAGGCAGGTGTTTGGGTTGTGGCCAGCACGTGACAATCTACACATACACGCTAGATGATTCTGACGTCTCGGCCCTACTTAAAATGTGGCAATACGTTATTGAACACAAAGAAAACAAAATCGATATGCGCGAGGTGAATCTTAATTACACTGAACGATCACGCACAACACAACTTCGATTTCACAACCTCATTACAAAGTATAAAACTGATGACGGCCAGCACGAGAAGTCAACATGGTTAATTACTAAACGCGGTGGTGAATTTTTAAGAGGTGAAGAAGCAATACCAAAGACTACCTACACGTACGATAATCATGTGCTTGGTCATGGACCAGAGTTAATATCTCGCAGAGATTTCAGAATCCTTGATGACTTTTCCGCACATTATCAACAGTACAAAATTGAAGACGGAAAAGTAATTGAGGCTTATAAAACCATACGTCCGTTAATATCAGCCTGTTGCCGGGAAAAGATTGTGGATAAAAAGTGTACAAAATGCGGTCGAGTAGCATTTGGAATTAGTGTATAATAGTGTCATCAGTAACGATGACATGAAAGGGGATGAGAATATGCCAACAAAAAAGAAAGAGAGCAAAGATTTAAAATCTCCAGTTTTGGATGCGGTCAATAAGACATTAAAAAAGTATGACAATAAAAATAATCATTACTTTATGCTGTTATCGGAAGTGAAAGGAGATAAATCAAAAACAACGGTTGATCTTCACTATGTCAGGCGTATCGACATAATAAAGGCAATGAGTAAAGTTATTAAAAGTCTTAAACTAGACCCAATAGAAAAAATCCTTGTTGTAGAGCATTTGCTATCTACAAACAAAAAATGAAAGGAGGTGATTTTAGTGCCAGAAATACAAAATGAACAGGAAGCTCCAGCAGAACCAATAGTGGAAGAAGAAAATATTCCAGTAGGAGCTGAAGAAGCAAGCGAACCAGAAGATACCATCGCAGAAGATGCTCCGCGAGAAGACGGTTCAACAATGCCAAAGCCGAATGACGGCGATGCAAACAGCGCGGTCTAGTACATTTCTTCGGGTCTATTTCAAAGAAAATAGGCTCGAAATAAGCGTACTAACAATTAACGTAAGGCAATCATGCCAGAAAACAAATCGCCAAAAAATCAAACGGAACAAAAAGAGTTTAAATTGCATCTCAAATTGGTAATGCCTCATAAGAATATTAGTCGCCCGGTAAAAAAAGAAGACCAAGAAAAAGTCCTGGCCGAAGCGCGGGAAATGATGATAGCAATGAGAAGAATTGAAATGAACACAAAGACTGAGATATTTGCGGCCGCTCATTCGCAGTTTCGCAGTAGTGACCCAATGAGATTCTTTGTGCTCAATCCTTATAACCAATTCGCTCAAAGTGCACTGAAATCTCAAGGGCATAATCACACAATAATCGTCAATCCGGTTATAAAAAATCATACTAAAGTACCGGTCGATAGCTCTGAGGGTTGTGTCACATTTTTGAATCAGAAAAACACCACAATGCAGAGATTTCATAAAATCACTGTCGATTATGATACATTCGAAGTGGACCGTGACGACAAAGGAAAAAGAATTGGGACAAAATATGTGAGTATAAAGAGTGAAAATGTTTCATCATTACTGGCCCGTATTTTTCAGCACGAGATTGATCACATGGACGCAAAGTATATTTTTAATTTTACAAAAGGAGGGCAAAAACATGCCAAGGATAAGGGAAATAATTGATCAGGAAACCCGTCAAAAGCTGACTGCTGCATTTGGCGTCAGTATGAGACCAAAAATCCATGCTAAAAAAAATAAAAGAAACAGATTTATATACACCGATCCACAACGAGGTTTTGGAAGCTTTAGCACGAATAAATCTGTCCCCATACGAAACGCGGGTATTGATGGCGACGTGGCGTAAGACGTACGGATTTCGTGATACCAAAACAGGATTACGTAAGAAGTATGACCGCATATCATTATCTCAGTTTAACGAAATGACAGGGTTGGACCGCAGGTTGGCGTCAAGGGCTCTACAAGGATTGAAGAAGAAGGGGGTGATTGTGCGTAATGGTTATGAGCAGACAGGATTTTCAAAAGCATTTATGAAAAAACTAGGGCCAATGGTGGGAGTGCCGAGAATCAGTCAGCCGGTTGGTGACTTAAAAAGAATCAGCACTGGCATAGAAACGGCCGGGCAAATTATTAAAAGGAGACAAAAAAAATATGCTTGAATATGATGAATCAATGATGTCCTATAATTATTACTGTGACGGTGCGAGCTGTGATGCTGAAGAACACGTTGATGATTTGAGGAATAACTGTGATCTTAAAATGGCATCGGAAGAAATAAAATCGAAAGGCTGGCGGATTGTATATGATGAAGACTTGAAGCAATTCTATCACTATTGCCCGGAGTGCAAACAAAAAATTGACGCAAATAATATTAACTAACTGAAAAAATGAAAATTATATATTTAAAAAGAGATAAATCAACAAACATGAACTCAGAAAGTATGACAAGATATGGTGATATTCGCATTATCGATGCGATGAAAAAATATGGTGGCAGTTTTGTAAAATGTCTAGCCGAGGCCATGATGCATGCGGATCCTATCAATCTCAAAAAATTAAAAATTTCCTTTGCTGATTATTGGAAGCAATACGAGATGATAGTGGAAAGAGAAGAAGATAAAAATCCGGAAAGGAAAGCAGTGAAAAACAGTAATAATTGTTTAGTTTTTGGTCATATTTGGGACTGGACAAATCCAAAAAATGACACTCAGGACCCACTTCATTCGTGGCTTCAATGTATGAGATGTAATGAAGTCATTGATTATACTAAAGCCTTTAGAATTGCTTCGGAAGTAGGAAAGGTTTTTGAAAAAAATAACAAATAACAATAAGAAAGGAATAAATCAATGAAAGAGGAATTGAATATTTTTCATTGTAAATATTGTAGTAAATTACTACCGGGTACTGTCAATCCACTCGATACGATATGTGGTGATTGTCATAATGTAAGGGCGTTTGATTTGAAGGTATATTGCAAAGATATTATTACAGATTTGCAGATCAGATTTGACATGTTTGGTACCAAAAAGCGTGGTCTTTTCAAAAGAGAAAAGAGAATCGAAAGACAATTTATTGAAATTTCTAATGGTGATACATTTTCAATATACAACCCTAGTGATCCTTATAGTGAAGAAAATAATTCAGCACTACCAATCATCGTACTTGATTTTTCACAGTTTCACTATCAGCATAATTCTAATGGGAAAATGAAAATGAAAGTCTATAGTGAACAATATAATAATTTAGTAAGAAAGGAACAAACTAATGAAAAACGAAAGAGAAAAAATAGCTGACGACCTGGCAGTTGGTAATGCAATTGCTGTTCTGATTGTCGGTTTACTGATTGGAATATCAGTTTTAATTGTCGCGGTACTTGTTTTGCAACAAATAGGAGGGATTATCAATGGATAGCGGATCAGCAGCAATGTCGGTTATGGCCATGGGTATTTCTATTAGAGTCCTTAATCCGGATGCAATTATTTTACCCGGGAGCTGGACCCATAAAATAACATACTGGGGTATTTTTATTATACTTACTCAGTCATTTGCTATCGCCGGAATGTTGACATTTTTTATTTTTCTATTGGTTTATAGGATATTTTTATGAAGCATCTTGATTTATTCTCTGGCATAGGTGGATTTGCACTGGCGGTCGATACTGTTTGGCCAGGGAGCGAACATATCTTTTGCGACAACGACAAATTTTGTCAGCAAGTATTAAAAAAGCATTGGCCTAATTCAAAAATCTATGACGACATCAGGACTATTACCGACTCCGGAAGCAAAAAACAGCGAGGGGTATCAAACGGCGCACGGAAAGCAATACCCACGTTTGGGGAAATATTTATCCTCACAGGCGGTTTCCCCTGTCAGCCTTTTTCCCAAGCCGGACGAAGAAAGGGAACGGATGATAACCGCTACCTCTGGCCGGAAATGTTACGAGTTATACAGCTTACGCAACCAGAGTGGATCATTGCTGAAAATGTTCGTGGATTACTTACTATCGAGGGGGGGGTGGTATTCGAGCAAGTGTGCGTTGATATGGAAAGCGAAGGTTACGAAGTCCAACCGTTTATTATTCCAGCTGTCGCCGTTAATGCACCGCACCGAAGAGATAGGGTCTGGTTTGTTGCCAACCGCAACTCAGGGGGGATTCGACGACACGAACGAACGGGCACTACGGAAGGGACAATTGCACGCGGTGGTGAATATGTTGACCACGCCCAGCGTCAGGGACTGGAAGGACACCCCAAACCAGATAAAGGACAGAGTGGACGGCAAAACGAGATTAGACCAGATGCCAAGACAGGTTGGGAGCGCAACTGGCTTGAAGTTGCAACCGAACTTTGTGGAGTGGATGATGGGTTATCCGCAAGGGTGGACGGATTTGAACTTACCAAGTCAGCACATCGCCGGGAAAGACTAAAATCGTTAGGCAACACAATCGTTCCGCAGGTGGCTATTGAGATATTAAAGGCAATAAAAAACGATGTTGAAAGCAATATAAAATTATGATGGACAAAAACACATCACCAATGTCGCTGGAACAAATGCTAAAAGAAATGGCTTTTTTAGCAGAATGGTTTGCTGTAAATAGACCCAATGAGGCGACCAATATTAAAACCCCTCTCGTTGACATACACATTATCCCAAACAAAATGTCTCGCTGTGTTTTTGTGGTAACGGATAATAAAACCGGCGATCAAAATATTTGCGGAAAGCATGCTCGTTATATGGTCCAGCTGGAAAACAATGAACATACACTAACCTGCAAAGAACACATGCTAAATGCTATCAATAACCTGAAAATATCTCAAATATTTGATATTCAAACTCAAAAAGTAGTTTTTAACAAAGAGAAGGAGGACAAAAACAATGATCCAACACCATCCAACATCTCACCAGACGCCCAAAATTAAGCTACAACCGACGTTTACTTTCCCAATGACAGTTTATACCCCCAAGAGGGGTTATCACGCTACAGCAATTGATTTGGCGCTGTACGAGACAATCTACAAACAAAGATATAGTCGCAAACCAGTGCATGGATATTTTATTGGAAGAGTAATTAACCGGATACGAAACTGGCTGTAATGTTGATAAGTTGTGGGTAACTCTATGGATTTCCTGTGGATAAATAATTTCAGCTGTCATCAGTAGAGATGACAAGTGACATCAGTAGAGATGACAAAGTGTCATCAGTAGAGATGTATACAAAAGAAAGAAAGAAAATATACAAAAGAAAAGGGGAGACAATAAAAAAATAATTAACTAATCTGTGGATAAACCACTATGCGTAAAACGAAAAAGGCAAAAACAAGAAAACCAATGATCCGAATTACTGGAAAATTGGTTCAAAAACATTGCTGTCCAATACATAAAACGCCCGAAGAATGTAGAGATGAGGATGATAGGCTAGTTCGAAATGCGTTAATAAATGGATTTGAAGTAGTGTATGTTTTAGATTAAAGTGGTAAAATTAAAATATTATGGCCAAAAAGAAGAGAAAAACAACAAAAACGATTAAACAAATAAGGGTCGCAAAACTTGTGTCAGAAAATATCAGAAACAAGAATCCTAAGTCTCTTGGTAATATTATACTTGAAGCTGGGTACTCTGAAACTGTGGCAAAATCACCACAAAGAGTTACTGAA